ACATGACGTTGTTGAAGATACTTCATTAGAAGATTCAAGCAAAACTTTTAAAGCAGGTAGGGGAACATTTACTGCTTCTATTGATATGAACTATAATGAAGAAAATGCACAACAAGAATCATTAACTGGTGGTTCAAGTTTATCTTTTGTGTTTTTACCAGAGGGAAATACTTCTGGAGATCAAAGTTTTAGTGGTACTGGTATTGTTACAAGTGTTGGACTAGGCGTAACATTAGATGGCATGACTACAAGAACTGTAGCATTACAAGGTAACGGAGCATTGACAATCGGAACTGTCTAATGTCTGAAAAAATAGATTATTTTGATGGCATAAGAGAACATTTTAACTCTTTAGAAACTCAAATTATTGAAGTTCCAGAGTGGGGTTTAATAGGTGAAAAATCAATTTATTCAAAGCCTTTTAATATGCTTGAAAAACAAAAGATATTTAAAGGTGCTACGAATACCGACTTAGATGTTCTTATTGATGTTATAATTTTAAAAGCATTGACGAAAGATGGCGATAAAATGTTTAACGATACTCAAAAGTTAGCATTTCGCACAAAAGCAGATACAAATATAATATCAGATGTTGCTACAAAAATAATGGGAACTGATACAGACAATATAGATGACGTTAAAAAAAACTAAAGAACAACCCAGAGTTGCATAATATCTTTGGTTTAGCAGAGAAACTTCATAAGTCAGCTTCCGAAATATTGCAAATGCCAGTTTATGAGTTTAATATGTGGATAGCATATTTTGATTTGCAAAAAGAGGAACAAGATAGGCAGGAAAGAATAGCAAGGGCAAGGCGTGGCAACTAAATCAGTAAATATTGACATTATAGCTAAAGACAAAACCAAAATGGCTATGGATAAAGCTATGGGTAATGTAGATAAACTGAAAACGTCTGTATTTAATCTTAAAAATGCTCTTGTTGGTCTTGGTGCAGGTTTAGTTGTAAAATCATTTATTGATGTAGGTAAACAAGTAGAATCCCTGCAAATAAGACTTAAATTTTTATTTGGAAGCGTTGAAGAGGGTGCAAAGGCTTTTGATGTAATGGCAAAATTTGCGTCAAGAGTTCCATTTTCATTAGATCAAATACAGCAGGGTGCAGGTGTTTTAGCTGTTGTTAGTAAAGATGCAAATGAACTTTCAAAAGTCTTAGAAATTACTGGAAATGTGGCTTCAGTAACTGGGTTAGATTTTAGGACAACAGCAGAGCAAATTCAAAGGTCATTATCAGCAGGTATTTCAAGTGCAGATATTTTTAGAGAAAAAGGCGTTAAATCTTTATTAGGATTTAGTGCAGGTGCAAAAGTATCTGTAGAGCAAACTAGAGAAGCATTATTTAGGGTTTTTGGAAAAGATGGAGAATTTGCAAATGCTACTGATGATTTAGCTAATACATTAGAGGGAACACTCTCTATGATTGGCGATAAATTCTTTGCTTTTCAAAAAACTGTAGCAGAAGCCTTTTTTGTTGGATTAAAAAAAGAATTTGGCACTTTAGATAAAGCCTTAGCTGATAATGAAGATGTCATACAGAAAGTTGCAAAAGCAGTAGGGGAAGCCTTATCAAATGCAGTTATTATGGCAGGAAATGCAGTCAAATTTTTACATGATAATTTTGAAACAATAAAAGCGTTAGCAATCGGAGTTGTTGTATTCAAAATATCAAAATCTTTTTTAGCTTTGGCTTTATCTGTAAGAAAAGTTGGATTAGCTATGTTGGCAATGTCAAAAATATCTAAAACTACAGTAATAGGTATTTTGATTGCTTTGGGAGTAACAATAGCTGAACTTACTGGAGCAACTGAAAAATTTTTTAATATGTTCAAACAACCAAAAACATTAGAAGATTTTAAAGCAGAAATGGAAGTTGTTGTAGCACAACTTGAAACATTTAAAAATAAAAGTGATGAAGCATTTCAGACATTTATGGCAACAGATGTAAACCCATTGATAAGTCAACTTACAGATTTACGAGAAAAAGTTAAAGGTAATAAAGAGCAATTTGAAGCAGTTACTGGTGTATTGAATCAACTTAAAGATGCAGTTTTTCAAGTGCCATTAGAAGAAATGAATGTGAAATTAAGAGGTCAAACAGAAGAAGTTAGTTTGCTTACTCAAGCACTTGAAGCGTTTGGTAAAGGTTTTTCAGATGCTATGAATACTGGAAAAACAGCTATGAAACAAATAGAAGATATTGGAAAACAAAGTTTTGGTAAATTAAAACAAACACTCACAGATTTTGTAATGACTGGTAAATTAAACTTTGCAGATTTAGGAAAATTTGTAGTTAGAAGTTTTATTGAAATGTTAGTTGGCGAAGCAGTAAAAATGGCATTTGCTCAGTCTATGGCTTTATTTAAAGCAGACGCTATAAAAAAATCTATGATTAGTTTGTTTGAGGGGGCAATGAAAACATTTGCTAGTATACCATTTCCATTAAATATTGTGGCTGTTGGTGGGGCTTTAGCTTTTGGTAATTCACTCATAAACAAAATAAAAGGATTTGCAGAGGGTGGTAGACCACCAGTAGGGCAACCCAGTATTGTTGGTGAAAAGGGTGCTGAGTTATTTGTTCCAGATCAAGCAGGAACTATAGTGCCAAATGATAAACTTGGCATGGGGCAACCAGTAACAGTTAATTTCAATATTAATACAGTTGATGCCAGAGGGTTTAATGAGTTATTAGTGAATAGCAGAGGGGTTATAGTCAATATGATTAACCAAGCTGTAAACGAAAAAGGTAGAATGGCAATTATATGAGTGGTGCTTTACCAAATGTTAGATTTAGTGCTTTAAATTTTAAGAATAATCAAAAGACATTATTTACTGAAACTGATAGTGGAAAGACTTTTAGAAGACAAGTACAAGGTCAAAGATTTAGTTTTACAGTTTCATATCCACCTATGAAACGATCAGAGTTTGCACCTATTATGGCTTTTATAATGAAACAAAGGTCAAGGAAAGAAAACTTCACAATTACCCTACCGAGTTACATGAACGCCCAAGGTAATGAAACTGGAACTTTGTTAGTTAATGGGGTTCATTCTGCAAGCGATACTACTATTGCCATAGATGGTTTTGCAAGTGATGGAGCAGGTAGGTTAAAAGCAGGGGATTTAATTAAGTTTGCACATAGTAAGATTTATATGGTTGTAGAAGATGTAACCTCATCAAGTAATTCTGCAACAGTAACGATAGAGCCACCAATCAGAGAAGCATTAGCTAATAATAGTTCAGTAACTTATGATAGTGTTCCATTTACAGTACATTTAACAAGTGATGTTCAAGAGTTTAATTCTAGCCAAATAGCAAAAGATGGAGAATTATTATATAATTACCAGTTTGATGTTATAGAAAGTTTGTAAATGGCTAGGGGTTTAACAAGTGCAGTTAAAACCGAACTAGCCACTGGTAATATTGCACCAGTTCTTTTAATAGATTTTGGTTTCTCAACTCCAGTTTATTTAACTAATGCAAGTTTTGACATAACATCTAGTGTATCTGGTTCTTCAAGAACTTATCTTGCAAATGGTCATTTAAGGGGTGTTACTGGGGTTAGTGAAACCAGTAAACCTACAAAGAACTCTTTAAGTATAAATTTATCAGCAGTTGATACAACGTATGTCGGTATAGCTTTGAACGAAAATATTATTAATGATGATGTTCATATTTACAGAGGGTTTTTAGATGCAAATTTATCTTTAATATCAGACCCATTTTTATTGTTTTATGGCACAATAGATGAATATAAAATTACTGATAATACTGATTCTGCAAGTTTAATTCTTGCTGTTACTTCACATTGGGGTAACTTTGGGAAAACAAGTGGCAGGGTAACAACAGATAATTCACAACAAAGGTTTTTCTCTGGGGATAAAGGCATGGAGTTTTCTGCTTTAACAGTTAAAGACATTAGATGGGGCAGATTATAATGGGATTTAATCTTGGAAAAGCATTAGGTAATTTAGGCAAAGGTATAGTAGATATCTTTGATTTTGCAGTTGATGTTGTTGTTGATGTTGTTGATGTTGCGATTGGTTGGCTTACCCCAGAAGTCGACATTCCAGATTTTGGACAAATACAAGCCGATCAAAATGCAAAAGGCGTATTAGTCAATAAATTTAGTGCAAATGCTTTTATACCCGTAGTTTATGGCACAAGAAAAGTTGGTGGTAATGTTGTTTTTTTAGAAACTTCTGGAACTGATAACCAATATTTATATATGGCATTAGTTTTAAGTGAGGGTGAAATAAATGATATAACCTCAATATTTGTAAACGATAATCAAGTTACCTTTACTGGTGATTTAACAGATAATACTCAAGTTACTGTAGCAAGTAGTGATTCTAATTTTTATGATGGTTCAAGTTTGATAACAGTAGAACCACATTTTGGGAGCGATACACAAACTGCGTCTAGTTTATTATCAACACTTAGTTCGTGGACAAGCAATCATAGATTAAGAGGGTTGGCTTATTTAGCTATAAGGTTTGAATGGAACAGAGATAAATTTGGCTCATTACCAAGTGTACAAGCTGTTGTTGAGGGAAAAAAGGTTTATAATCCAAATCTTGATAGTACAGTAACTGGAGGTTCTGGAACACATAGAGCAGATACAAGTTCTACTTGGGAATATTCAGACAATCCAGTTTATCAATTATTAGATTATTTAAGAAATGAAAGATTTGGCATGGGTATACCTAATAGCTATTTCGATAGTAATTTTGCAGATTGGCAAGTTGCAGGTGATGTATGTGATGCAGATATTACGCCTTATTCTGGAGCAAGCACGATAGACTTGATGGATAGTCATACAGTTGTTGATACTTCTAAAAAAGCCATAGACAATGTAAAAGAATTTGTAAGGGGTTCTAGGGCTTATTTAAATTTTACTGGGGGTAAGTATAACATATTAATTGAAACAACTGGTAGTGCGTCAATTACGCTTACAGAGGACAATATTATTGATGGCATTACAGTTCAAAGTAAAAATAAAAACTCAAGATACAATAGAGTAATTGTTAGTTTTATAAACCCAAGTAAAGAATATCAATCAGATACAGCACAATTTCCACCAGTAGACGAAACTGGTTTAGCAAGTGCAGACCAACACGCAACAATGAAAACAGCAGATGGTGGCTTGTTATTAGAGGGTAGGTTTGATTTTTCTATGTTTACAAGCCCATATCAAGCCCAAGAGATGGCAGAAATTATTTTAAGGCGTTCAAGGTCAAGTCTAAATATATCTCTAAAAGCAGACGCTACAGCCCTTGATTTGTCTATCGGAGATATTGTTAATATTACACACTCAACCCCAAGTTTTTCAGCAAAACCATTTAGAGTGCAAAATTTAGTTATAAGTTCAGACCATACAGTAAGTTTGCAATGTTCAGAACATCAAGATAGCTTTTATACTTTTGGAACTCAACAAGAAGTACCGACAATACCAGATACAACTTTACCTAACCCATTAACAGTTCAACCACCTGCAAGTGTAACTTTATCAGACCAATTAATTGAATATAATGCAGGAACAGTTATTGTTGCTTTAGACATAACTATTGGAGCAAGTCCAGACCAATTTGTTGATTTTTACCAAGTAGAATACAAATTAAGCACAGAATCAGATTTTATAATATATGCTCAAGGTTCTGGATTAGTTCATAGAGTCTTAAATGTGAAAGATGATTTAATTTATAATGTTAGAGTGAAAGCAATTAATAGTTTGGGAGTTTCTTCAACCTATGTTACAGCATCAAGAACAATTGTTGGAGAATCTGCACCACCATCTGACGTAACAGATTTTTCATGTAATGTTTCTGGAGAAGATGCTCATTTATCATGGGAAACTGTACCAGATTTAGATTTATCTTTTTATAATATTAGATTCTCAAAAAAAGTTGATGGAACAGCAGATTGGTTAAATAGTGTTGCTTTAGTTGAAAGAGTATCAAGACCTGCAACATCTATTACTGTTCCTGCAAGACAAGGAACATATTTAATTAAAGCAGTTGATAAAAATGGTAATGTTAGTTCAAATGCTACTGCTATAATTTCAGATGTTACTAGTGTTTTAAATTTTAACAATATAGCAACACAATCAGAACACCCTACATTCGGAGGTACGTTTACAAATACAGTATTAACAGATGGAGCGATACAGTTAGATTCTTCAGAATTATTTGATTCAGCAAGTGGTAATTTTGATGATAACACAACTAGGTTCTTTGATTCTGGTGCAAGTAATGCTGATTTTTTATCAAGTGGTAATTATGAATTTGCAAATGTTATTGACATTGGTGCAAAACACACAGTTACTGTAACTGGTGAATTAGATTCCTCAGCAGACAACCCAGATGATTTATTTGATAACAGGTCTGGAAATTTTGATGATGCAACATCAAATTTTGATGGAGATGCACCAGTTAATCAAAATGCACATTTAGAAATAGCAACAAGTGATGATAATGTAACATATACAGATTTTAGGGGTTTTGTTATTGGGGAATATGAAGCAAGATATTTTAAATTTAGAGTTGTTTTAATTTCAAGAGATTCAGCAACAACACCAGTTGTATCAGAAGTAACAGTTTCAGTTGATATAAAAGACAGAATATTTAGTGGTAATGATGTTCATAGTTGGGTAAATCAACAACCAAACTCTGAAAACTTTGAAAATTGGGATCAAAAAGGCACAACCACAAATGCTGATCAAATAGCAAATCCTATAAATGGTCAAGTTACTGCTGATTTAATCACGAAAAATGCTTCTGCTTACAAAAGAGTTGAAATAGCCAATGATAACCATCACGACGCAGGGACATATTCTATCTCATGTTATATAAAAGCAAATACTAATACTATCGCAGAACTTAAATATGGTAAATCAGATAATTCTCAATGGGTTAGAGTAAGATACAATCTTTCAACTGGTGCAGTTGATGGAACTTTTACGACTGGTGGTGGAACTCATGTAAGTAGTGCAATTCAATCAGTAGGCACAGATGGTTGGTTTAGGTGTTCTTTTATTGGAACTTATACATTTGCAACACAATCAATATCTATTCTTTCTCCTGGTCAATGGGGGCAGGCAATTTCTGGAAGTGTTTATGCGTGGGGTTATCAAGTAACACAGTCTACATCATTACTACCATATGAAAGTTATTCAAATTCAACTGGTACAAA